GATCAGTTTAGAATATTAAATGCTAATAATTTTGTTAATTCAGTATTAACAGGAGAAAATTCCTATTACGTATTTTTAGGACTCTCCAATCCATCAGGATTTATACCCTTTTCATCAAGTATAGTTGGTTTCGGTAGAACATCAGACTGGAATACTAATACACCCTCTCCAATTGATAATCTCCAATATAGATCACATTATCGTGATACTATGATGTTTGGAAAGAAAGTTAATAGCGCTAATATCAGAAGGGTAGTAAAAAGACATAATTGGGTAGCAAATAATAGATATGACATGTATAGACATGATTATCAAGTCATAGTAAATCCTGCTCCTAATGGAAATACAGGTAATTTATTCGATACTAATTATTTTGTTATCAATAGTGATTTTAGAGTTTACATTTGTATTGATAATGGATCAAGTGGAAGCAATACTAAGGGTAACATATCAGAGGATGAGCCAAAATTTACTGATTTAGAACCAACAGCTGCTGGAATAAGTGGTGATGGATACGTATGGAAATATCTTTTTACAACTCAACCATCTGATATTATTAAATTTGACTCAACTGAATATATTATTTTACCTAATGATTGGGAAACATCAACAGATTCCCAAATTCAAAGTGTAAGAGAAGCAGGTGATTCAAGTGTGAACTTTAATCAAATTAAAAAAGTATACATAGAGGATGCAGGTAGCTCAAGTCAGGCAGTATATCAGACCGGAACATATGAAATGAATATATTAGGTGATGGGTCTGGAGGAAAAGTTCAGATTGTCGTCGATTCAAATGGAAAAATATCATCTACTAAAGTAACATCTGGAGGTTCAGGATATACGTTTGGAGTTGTAGATTTAGGAACAGCATTAATTAATCCTGATGGTAATTTATCTCCAACAGACGCTGCTAAATTAATACCAATTATTCCACCATCAAAGGGACATGGGTTTAACGTATATGATGAACTCGGTTCTGATAAAGTATTAGTTTATGCGAGATTCGATGATACATCGAAAGATTTTCCTACTGATACTAAATTTGCACAAGTCGGAATAATAAAAAATCCAAGTCAAGTAGGATCAAGTGTAACATTTACATCCAATCAATTTTCTTCACTCAAATCAATAAAACTATCTGAAGATATTGGTATAAACAAATCTTTAGTTGGTGTTGGTATCACTCAATCAGTTACTGATGGTGTGGCTAGAGGTTATATTGCTTCATATGATAAAGAAACAAAAGTGTTAAAATATTTTCAAGATAGATCATTATTCTTTGTAAATGGTAATGATCAAACTGATAATGTGAATGTATCTGTTCAATCTCAAATACTTCCTTTTCAAAGTTCAAGTAATAGTATAATATCTGATACAACAGATCCTGATTTATCATTTAGAAAATCAGTTGATACTGGATTTACTGGTATTCTAACAACCATCAATAATAAAGTAATTAATTTAGGTGTGACATTTGAGGGAGGCATTGCTGATTCTGAGATAAATAAAAAGACAGGAGATATCATTTACATAGACAATAGAGAATTGGTTGAAAGAAACTCCAGACAAAAAGAGGACATCAAAATTATCCTTGAATTTTAAGAAAAATGACACAAAAAACAAATTTAAATGTAAGTCCATATTATGATGATTTTGATAGGAGTAAAGATTTCTATAAAGTTTTATATAAACCTGGTTACCCTGTACAAGCTAGAGAACTTACAACTGCACAGTCAATAATTCAAAACCAAATTCAAAAATTTGGTACTTATGTATTTAAAGATGGATCTAAAGTAATTCCTGGCGATCCCTCATTTGAAGATAATATACTTGCACTTAAGGTTAATCCAAGTAATTTGGGAGTTGACGTATCAGTTTATATTGATAATTTTTTGGGTAAAAAAGTAACAGGTCAAGAATCAAAAATAAGTGGAGAAATAAAATTCATAGCAAAACCATCAACAGACCCTGTAGATGATATCATTCTGTATATTACAGCTTTTAATTTTGGAGATGAAGATATATCAAAATTTATTGATGGAGAATCATTAGTATGCTCTGAAAACGTAATTTATGGTAACACAACAATAAATGCAAACACTCCTTTTGTTTCTTTAATTTCAAGTGATTCAACATCTTTTGGATCAATTGCAAGTATTGAAAAAGGTGTTTATTTTATACGTGGTTATTTTGTCGATGTTTTACAACAAACAATTATATTAGATTACTTTACCAATAAACCATCATACAGAATAGGTTTACAAATTAATGAAACTATAGTAGATGCAAAAGATGATTCCTCACTTTATGATAATGCATCTGGATTTACTAATTTTGCTGCACCAGGTGCGGATAGGTTAAAAATTACCTTAACACTTACAAAAAAAGAATTAACTGATAAAAGTGATACAGATTTTCTTGAAGTCCTACAGGTAGAAAATGGAAAAATAAAAAAAATTGATGAGACTAGTGTTTTAAATGAATTAGGAAAGGTACTCGCAGAACGAACATTTGAAGAGTCTGGAAATTATTCTGTAAAACCATTTATAGTATCAGTACATAATTCTTTAAATAATAATCTAGGCAATAATGGTTTATATTTTGAAGGTGATACTACACAAAGTGGAAATACACCTTCTGATGATTTGATGAGCGTAAAAATATCACCAGGTCTTTCTTACGTCAGAGGATTTAGAGTAAACAAACAGGGAACAAATATTTTAGATGTAGAGAAACCAAGAGATGTAGGAATAAAAAGTGATGCTAGTATAGATTTTAATATGGGCAACGTCCTTAAAGTAAATAATGTCAGAGGTATTCCAAAACAAGGATCAGTAGTTAAATTGTTTAATAATTTTAATGGCACGGGTGATTTAATAGGTAGTGCGAGAGTTTATAGCTTTAATTTAGAAGATTCTGCATATTCTGGCGCCACCACAAGATGGGATTTAAGACTATTTGATATACAAACTTTTTCAACATTATCATTAAATACTAAAATTAATAATAAAAATATACCAGAGGGATCTTTTATTAAAGGTAAAAATTCAAATGCTTCTGGATTTATTAGACCTTATCATCAAACTGGAAATATAGGAATAGTTACTCTTGGTCAAACATCAGGAACTTTTGCACCAGGAGAGGAATTAACTGTAGATGGTATTGATTTATCAAGAACGGTAGGTGTAGTTACTGCATCAAATGTTCAAAATATAAAATCAGCATCTCAACCAACTTCGGCAGGTTATCCAAATATTGGTGGAGATGGTTTTAGAGCTGATTCATTTCTTGAAACATTTAGAATTCCAAATGGAATTAACATTGTTGATATATCTAATAGAAGTGGTGGTGTTTCTACAATTACCGCCGGAGGAGATTCATTTTTAGGGTTAAGAAAAGGTAGTGTTGTAAGATATAAAAGACTTAATAGTAGCATTGAAATATTTAATAAAGTTAAAGAAGTTGCATCTGATGGACTATCAGTTATAATAGAACCTTTAAATAGTGTAACTGGTATTTTTGATGGTTCCCTTCCAAATAATAACGTGCAAGTTTCATTATTCGCAGGAGCTCCAAATATAAGAGGAAGTGGAAATCTTTATGTTCCACTTAATAATTTAAATGTTGAGTCTGTTGATCTATCAAATTCTAGATTAACTGTTACTAAACAAATTACAGGAAAATCAGTAACTGGCAATCAATTAAGTGTAAATGCCACTGATTCTGGTATCGTCAATACTACTTTTGAAAGTTTTGATCAAGAAAGATACTCAATTCATAATGATGATGGTACAATTCAAGGCATATCAGAGCAAATTTTTAGTTTAGGTGGAGATGGATCATCATTAACAATTAATGGATTAACTAATGATGCTGTTATTTTTAATGCGACTCTTAAGAAGAATGAAATAAAAAGTAAAGTAAAAACATTTAATAAAAGTCAATCTTATAATGTAAGATTAACAAAAAATTCACCATTTGGTGGAATATCAAATGGATTGACACCCGATAAAAGATTTGGTTTAAGAGTTCAAGATGATGAAATATCATTAAATTATCCTGATGTTTCTGCAGTCATTGCAATTTATGAATCATTAGATGATAGTGATCCTGTGGTGGATACTATAAGTTTTAGTGATACTGTGGATGTTAATAATAATGCTATAATTGGTGAAAATATAATTGGTGGTAATGCGGTTGCTAGGATTATTTCTAAACCAGCATCTAACCAATTAGGAATAGTTTATCTCACGAGTGATAGATTCTCAGCTGAAGATGAAGTCACGTTTGATGAATCCGATATTAAAACAAAAGTAAATACGATAGTAAATGCTGGCAAATTTAAAGACCTTACATTTTCTTATAACTTAGATAAGGGTCAAAGAGAAGATTATTATGATTATTCAAGAATCATAAGAAAAAAAGGAGTCCCTGAACCAACAAGACGTTTGTTAATCGTATTTGATTATTATTCAGTTCCTGTAGATGATACTGGAGATGTTTTCACAGTTTTTAGTTATGACAAAGAAAGATATACCAATGACATCCCTAATATAGATTCTTCAGGAATAAGAGCTTCTGATACAATTGATTTTAGACCAAGAGTGCCTGTCTATAATACTTCAACGAATGCTAAATCACCATTTGATTTTGGATCTAGAAATTTTGATTCTTCAATAACACAATTCATTACACCAAATGAAAGTACTCTGCTTGGATATAATTATTATTTACCAAGAACTGATTGTTTATATTTAAGTGAAAGGGGTGAATTTGTGTATGACAAGGGTGTTTCATCCATTGATCCAAAACCACCAGTTAGAAATGATCGTTTGATGAAGTTGGCAACAATAACTTTACCACCCTATCTTTATGTTCCTCAGAACGCTATGATTATTATCACTGAAAATAAAAGATATCGAATGAAAGATATTGGATTTTTAGAGGATAGAGTTTCAAATTTAGAAGAGGTAACATCATTATCATTATTAGAAACAAATGTACAATCTTTACAGATATTAGATTCTGAAGGTAGAAATAGATTTAAAAGTGGATTTTTTGTAGATCCATTTAGAAATTATGATAGAAGAAATAAATTACTTTCTAGTAGTGAAATAGACACAAAATCTAACGAACTTATACCAGAGAGATCAAGAAATACTCTTAAACTAGTACCACTTCCCAAAGTTGCAACAACAAGTGCAACTACTGATCAATCTATAGATTATGATTTATTTGATACGAATGTAAGAAAAACAGGAAACTTACTTACATTAGATT